GTGTCGGTGACGCGGATTAATGGGGTTGATGTCGGTTCTGTTGAGTTGCCGCGGTGGGGGTCGTCTGATCCCGTTTTCCCGCTCGTTCCTGATGGCGGCTTTGCGCGGGTGCGTCTCACGGCGTCGGGGACGGGGATTGCGTACTTCTGTGAAGCGCCGAATATCGTGCCGTCTCCTACGGTGTTCGGCTCTCCGACTCGGACGCGGACTCCGACTCCGACCGGTTCTCCGACGGTTACGCCGTCTCCTGAAGTGGATGCTGCGTGTGAGGTCGAACCGTGTACGTCGCTGGCGGTCGCCGGTCGGGTGTTTAACGATCTTGCGGCTTTGGATTGGTCGTATCCTCCCGATTGTTATACGCATATTCGGACGGTGCTTCCGGTCGTTCCTACGTCGTCCTCGCTCGTTCGTATGGCGGGCGGGGTGGATGTGCAGGCGTCGGCGGTTGGTTTTTGTCGGGTGGTTGAGGTCACCGAACCTTGGCGTAACCTGGTGCGCTACGGTCTGACGTCTGCGATTCTTGGTCTGGTGTTTGTTGCGATCGTGGTACGTCGGTATCGCGGTCTTGCGGGGGGCGGCAATGGGTGAGTTATGGATATGGTTTAAGACGCAGATTGAGCGCTTGCTTCCCAGTGATTGGGGCGTTTCGCAGTTTTTCTGGGCGTTTGAAGAGTTTTTGCGTCGAATGCATCCGTATATTGTTCTACTTGATTATGTGGTTGCGATTCGGGTGTTGTTTATTGCGCTATCGCTGTGGATCGGCATTGAGGTGTCGCTATTGATGTTGCGTCTGCTGGCGTTGGCTGCGCGGGTGCGTCCATGACGACGCTTGCGATTGTTCTTGCTTTCATCTCGGGCGGGTTGCTGGCGATTTATGTTACTCGCCGTGGTTGGCTTAATCTCGCCGGTCGCGGGTGTTACTTGCTTCTTTGGAATGGCGCGTCATGGCGGCTTCGTCCTGCGCGGGATGTGGCGGGTGCGGTCGTGTGTGATGGTATTGAGTACCCGTATTCGATTGCGACTCCGGTGGAGCACTCGGATGTGCTGATCTATGTGGTGGCGTCTGAGCCGTTGGCGCTGGCCGATCACGAGCGTTTTGAGCGGGCGCGGGTAAGCGTGCTGCGGGGTGCGCTGTTTCGTCCAGGCGGGGATTTGGTGAACTGGGCGCGGGTTGCGGCGCTGATTATTCCGGTGGTTTTCTCGGTGCTGACGTATCTGCGCGTGGGGGATGCGGTCAATTCGTTGACGTCGGTTTCTGCGGATACGAAGGCGATTCGTGCGACGGTGACGGATATTTTGATGCGTCCATTACGTTTAGCGCCGTTTGATGATCCTGGGGGCGACAAGTGACCGATTTTTCTTTTTCGTTTGATGACGCAAATGCTCGTTTAGTGGATGCGCTGGTGCGCAGTAATGTGCAGCTTGATGCGGACGGTATCCGTGAGTTGACGTTTGTTTGGGTGTACGGTGGCGCGTGGGGTCGTGAATTTGTGCGCTGGTTTTTGGATATTCGCGCGCACCAGTCTCCGATGTCGGCGCGTCGGCTGGTTGATGCGCTGAAGGCTCAAGCGCGGTATGAGGATGATCGAAGGATGCGGCTGTTGGGGGATAAGTGATGTTTCGTCCTGGCTTGATAATCGGTTTCTTCGGTTCGCTTGGCAGCGGTAAGACGTTGACGATGACGGCGTTTACGGATGCGGCGTCGCGGTCGCTTGGTGTCGGCGCGGTGGCGAATTATGATACGGATGTGGCGTCTCGTCTTGAAAGTATTCCGCAATTGGTCAATTCGCGTAATGTTGTGATTGCGATTGATGAGATACACGCGGCGCTGCTTGATTCGCGCGCGTTCAAGTCGCAGAAGAGTATTACGGTGACGCAGTGGGTTGACCTGATCAGGAAGGATGGCTGCTTGTTGTTTTACACGGCTCAGAGTTTTCGTCGGGTTGATGTTCGATTGCGTGATCTGACGAACTATCTGGTCTTCTGTCGGTACAACTATGTTCGGCGTCGGGTGCGGGCGGAATTGTTCGTATCCGACTATTCCGGTCAGTCGGTGCGACATGTCGGCGTGATGTCGATCGATGCGACATACTGGTTTGATCGGTATAACACGCGCGATAAGCGGGTTGTATTGTCTGATATGATAGGAGGACGGGCTTATGCTCCTCTTGCTGAACTATCCCATTCTTGATCTCTCATCTTACGCTGAAGGCTTGCTTGATGTGTTGGTAATGTTCGTCTTGTCGGGTTTACTGGCGCTTGCTTTGTCCGGTGCGGCTCTTGTGGCATGGTTCTTCTTTCGCGGAAAGTGAGGTTTTCTAATGGGTTCAAGGACTCTTCCACTGTTTGCGTTGGTTGAGGTTGACTCTCAACCGCAGGTCGTCTCGGGCGTTAATTCGCGTGGAAGTTGGGCGTTGGTGCGTCTTCGCGGGAATGTGACGCTCTATGCTCAAGGGGTTGATGTGCCGATTGCCGTTTTCTACCGTTCGTATGTTCAGGTGCGCGGTGACTCTCCGAAGGATGATTTGGTGGTTCAAGCTCTTGATAATGCTCGTGGTTCCGTCGTGTTGGCCCGCGTCGACTTTGAAGAGCGGTATGTTGCCGGTGCAAACGGCAAATATCTTGCGGGCTATGATCTTTGGGTGAGGTATTTCGTTCCGTTTGATAATGCCGTAGTTTTGAGAGAGTTGGGCTTTGCGCTGGCGTAG